ACCCAAAAGACCCAGGCGGTGAAACTAATCTTGGTGTTACTAAGAGAGTTTATGAAAATTGGTGTATAGAACAAGACCTTTTGACAAAAGATATGAAAGATTTAAAAGTAAGTGATGTTGCACCTATTTACAAACAGAATTATTGGGATAGATGTAAATGTGACTCGTTACCATCTGGTGTTGATTTATGTGTATTTGATTTCGGTGTTAATGCTGGTACTGGTAGAGGTGCAAGATTTTTACAGAAATGTGTTGGTGCAGTTGCAGATGGTGCTATCGGCCCTAACACTCTTAGACAAGTAGATGAATGGATTAACACATTTAAGAGTACAGAGGATTTAATTACAGATTATTCTGATAGACGAAGAAATTATTATAGAAGGTTGAAAACTTTTTCAACATTTGGAAAAGGTTGGTTGAGAAGAGTAGATGAAACAGAAATCGAAGCACTCAGACTAGCAGGAGTTTATTTACAACATTAGAGGACATTATGACATTTATACATGAACCAGTTGAAGTTACTGAATTGAAAACTAAAAATATTAATCGTAAAAGATTTTATGAAACCCCAGAGGGTAAACTTTATCCATCTATAACCACCGTTTTACAAAGAAAGAAAATGGAAGGTTTACAAGAATGGAGAAACAAAGTCGGTCATGACGTTGCAAATTACATTGCAAGAACAGCCGCAATAAGAGGTACAAAAGTTCATAAGATATGTGAAGATTTTTTGAACAATCAAAATCTTGAAGAACATAAAAAGAACTTTTTACCTTATACATTATTTGGTCAGATAAAGCCTTTCCTTATGCAAAAAGTGAATAACATTCTTGCACAAGAGTGCAGTCTTTATACTGATAAATATAAGGTAGCAGGAAGAGTCGATTGTATTGCAAAATACAACGGTGTTCCATCCATTATAGATTTCAAAACTTCTACAAAAGAAAGAAATGATGACTGGAATGAGTCCTACTATATTCAAGCGTCTGCATATGCAGAAATGTTTGAAGAACGAACTGGAATACCAATAAATCAAATTGTTATTTTAGTTGTAACCGAAGATGGAGTTGTCCAAGAATTTATTAAACAGAAAGATAAGTATATCCCTATGTTAATAGATGCAGTAGATGACTTCACTACTGATTGGGAAAAAGAAAATGAAATGGTTCATAGTAGTAATCATGATGTGGCAGTCTGACGGTACTACTCCGCTATGGATACCATTTGAAGCATTTGAAACCAAAGATGAGTGTGTTAGTTTTGTACAAGTAAACCAATATGGTTTATTTGAGAGAGCTATACAACAATATGAAGGTAAAATACCACCACAACAAATATCTTGTGTTGACAGAGATAGATTAAAATCTGTTTTAGGGAATAAACCTTTTGTTGGGAGTGAAACTGGTGTTTGAGTATAAATGTAACTTGGTAAAAGTTGTTGACGGTGATACAGTTGATGTCGATATTGATTTGGGTTTTGGAGTGTGGTTACGAAAACAACGTATAAGGTTGTACGGTATCGACACTCCAGAATCAAGAACAAGGGATAAAGTTGAAAAAGTTTATGGTTTAGCTGCAAAAGACTTTTTATCAAAAATGTTATCTACTGGTGAAATGTCAATTAAAACACATAAAGATGCAAAAGGAAAGTTTGGTAGAATACTTGGAGAACTTTTTATGAAAACATCTGTTGGTGAGTTGAGTGTAAATCAATCTTTAGTAGAGAATAGTCATGCAGTTCGTTATTACGGACAATCCAAAGAAGTTTTGTTGTCAGAACATCTTACAAATAGAAAGATACTTAACTTGACAACTGAATAATAATCTGTTATAAATAAAACATAATTTGTTGATACGATTCAACGCATGACTAGGACATGGGGGCAGTACCCATCACCTCCACCATGAATACTTGTCCAGTACGAGGCCTTCGTAGACCTTTGTTGGTACATGGGTGGTTAGACATCTTAGGATTTATCGGTGCGGCCCACCGACAAGTATTCATAATGGGGGTGAAATAGGTTCGACTGGTATGTAGAGATGAGAGTAGAATTATCGGTTGACTGCGTAATAGGTCAAAACTGTAAATGCAAACGATAACTTTGCACCTCAAGATTACGCCTTAGCTGCGTAATTGGATAGGGTTTCGGTAGGTTTCCTAGTAACAGAATAACCTACCAACTTTTTTTATAGGAGATATTATGAGAGAATTTATTTATGATAGTTGGAATGGAATAATGAACGCAGATATTAATCCATTAAGACATATACCAGATACAAATACAAGACATATGGTTCTTCAAGTCCTCGCATGGATGTGGTGCATTGTTTTTTCAATGTACATGGGAAGTATCTTTATCATGGGTATTTCAATGATTGCTCATGTTCTATTTTTAGCTGCAATTGTAATTACTGTTGCAACATTTGAAACTGCAAAAAATAAACCAAGTTTCTTTTTAAGATTAGAACAAAAGACAAATGGTTATCACACACCAAGTAGAAGTAGATATATGTATTATAATGGAAAAAGAATTCCATTAGATAAAAATGATGTTGGTGGAGAACACGAATAATGGACATTGAATTTGAAAAATTAATGACACCTAAAAAGTTTTCTATTATGATAGAGAAGATTGCTAAAGATAGTGGTTGTAATCATATGGATGCAGTCATTGATTATTGTGAAAAGAACAAAATTGAACCAGAACAAATCAAACCTCTGGTTACTAAATCTCTAAAAGAAAAATTAGAGGTAAATGCAAGGGAACTTAACTTCTTACCAAAAGTTGCAACACTACCTATATGATGACTATGGAAGCTTATGATGCATACAAAATCTATATAGCACTTAAATCACATTTCAATGGTGACTATGATTTTGTAAAATATAATGGAAAGACAAACGTCAAAGTAGACTCATTTCTAAAAAGAGGTGATAGACCTTTTTTTGGTAGAGTTGCACGAAAATATCTTACATCAGAAAATGTCAAAAGATTTTTTATATCTAATTTTTTAGTAAACACTAAAGGTTGGATTGGTGACTTTAATGAACAAAATTATGTGGACTATAAGAAAAGAATAGAAAGTCTTAAATATAATTATAAAAATGAATTACAAGAGATATTAAGAAAAGTTAAATTACTTGATGAGATATTTTTAGTAAATGGTGGTCAACATCCTTTGTTATTAAAACAATTCCTCGCAAAGAAAATTAGTATAGAAACTATGTGTATACTAGAGTCTCTTATGGAATTTACACCATACTGGGATAAAAATATTACAGAGAAATACGTTTGGCCTGAACAAAAAAAATTAATAAAAAATTATCAATCTGTCTTGACTTTTGATAAAAGTTCGTATAAAGTAGAAACAATAAATATTGTAAAGGAGCATACTAATGAAGTCTGAAGTACTTTCAATCATGAAAGAAAGAGATTTCTACAACGCTAAAGTTGAAGAACAAAAGAAGTATATTCGTAAGTTAGAATATGATAATGCAGAACTCGTCAAGAGGGATAAAGAATTAAATACAAGGTTGAAAGAAATTTCAACTTATAGAAAACCGAAGAGATTTAATCGTGGGTAAAACTGTCAAAGTTGTAAAAGCAAAATACACTACAGTACCTAAAGAGGGTAAACCATCAATTACTGTAACTGTTAAACCAGAGAGATATCATGTTTTATGTTATAAAGATGATAAGATTGTAAGGTTCTTGACAAGAAATAATCATTCAGATGCAAAGTTTGAGGCAAAAGAATATATCAATGCAAGTTAAAGTTATAGATGTTATGGGAACAGACCTTACGGTTGTTAACGCAGCTCGTGTGTCTTTTAAAAAAGAACACATAAAGTTTGATAAGGTCAAAGATGAAAAACTAATTAAATACCTCGCAAAACACAATCATTGGAGTCCTTTTGGTCATTGCAGTATGCAGTTTCATATAAAGGCTCCAATCTTTGTTGCAAGACAATTAGTTAAACATCAAGTAGGTTTAGTTTGGAATGAAGTATCAAGACGATATGTAGATGATGAACCAGAGTTTTATGTTCCAGAAAAATGGAGATTGAAAGCAGATAATAAAAAACAAGGTTCATCAGAAGAAGAAATAGAATACCATCTTGGTTCAACTATGGAGTTTATAAAACAAACATATCAAAATATGTTGAAAGCAAATATTGCACCAGAGATGGCAAGAATGATTTTACCACAAAACTTATACACAGAGTGGTATTGGTCTGGAACATTGATGGCGTTTGCAAGAGTTTGTAATTTACGTTGTGCAGAAGATACACAATGGGAAACACAATCTCTTTGTAAACAAATTGATGATGAGTCCAGAAAATTATTTCCTACAAGTTGGAAATATTTAAGAGTGACTTGACTTTTGAGTTACAATAGTGTATAAATACTTTAATATTATGAATATTGTGAAAATAATTTAACATACAATAGCATACGGAGAAAATTATGTCTATATCGACACTTAGAAAGTCCAATACTTTGGACAAACTTCTTGCATCAGTTCAAGAAGAAAATGCACCCCAAGAAAAGAAATCTTATGTAGATGAAAGGTTGTGGAAACCAGAACTAGATAAATCTGGAACTGGTCAAGCAGTCATTCGTTTTTTACCAGCAAAAGATGGTGAAGAACTTCCTTGGGTAAAAGTGTGGAAACACGCATTTCAAGGGCCTACTGGTAAATGGTTCATTGAAAATTCATTAACTACCTTAAATCAGAAAGACCCAGTATCAGAACACAACTCTCAGTTGTGGAACTCTGGACTTGAGTCTGATAAAGAGATTGCAAGGAAACAAAAGAGAAAGTTAGAGTACTACTCTAATATCTATGTTGTTAATGATTCAAAACACCCAGAGAATAATGGTAAGGTATTCTTATTCAGATATGGTAAGAAAATCTTTGATAAGATTATGGCTGCTATGCAACCAGAGTTTGAAGATGAGAAACCTATCAATCCATTTGACTTTTGGGAAGGTGCGAACTTCAAGTTGAAGATTCGTAAAGTAGACGGATTTTGGAATTATGATAAATCCGAATTTGATAGTGTGTCTCCACTATCAGATGATGATGGTGAATTAGATAATATATGGAAAAAACAGTATCCCCTTGCTGACTTTCATGCACCATCAAACTTCAAGTCTTATGATGAAATCAAGAAAAGACTTGATGACGTACTTTCTGGTACGATTACTGCAAGTGCAGCTTCAATAGTAGATGAAGATGTTGTGGAAACACCTACTTTTAAGGAAGAACCTCAACCTACTATACCAACTACATCTACTGAAGATGATGATGATACCATGTCATATTTTCAGAAACTTGCAAAAGAGTAGATAAAAAAATCTCTCTCGTAAACTTAAAAGGTGGGGTTTCCCACCTTTTTTGTTGTATAAATACTATAGAGGGAGAAGTCAATGATAGAAATAGCAGCAGCCATAAGTGCAGCTACAAGTGCATTTACAGCAATCAAAAAAGGTTTTGAAGTAGGCCGTGATGTTGAATCCATGTCAAAAGATTTAGGTCGTTGGATGGGTGCAGTATCAGATATTAATAAGGCTGAGCAATACAATAAGAAACCACCCTTATTCAAGAAATTATTCGCTGCTGGTTCAGTAGAAGAAGAAGCTATGCAAATATTCATGGCAAAAAAGAAAGCAGAGGACATGAGAGGACAATTGAAAAATATCATCTCATTTACAAGAGGCCCATCTGCTTGGGAAGAACTTCTTAGAACAGAGGCAGACATTCGTAAGAAAAGACAGAAAGCAATATATGACCAACAAGAAAGACAAAAAGAAGTCTTAAATGCAATAGGAATAATATTCCTTGTATTACTTATAGCAGGAGTAATAGTATTTGGTCTATATACTGTAGTTCAAATTAAAGGACATCCATCTACATGGTTTTAACTAAAGTGCAAAAGGCAGTCGTGTTCACGATTGTCTGGTGTATATTAGTATTTACCTTTGCAATATTATCTCATGCAAAGGGAAGAAATTATGAGAGTAAGATTGAACCGAAATACGGTGATAAGAAACAATATACACTCGAACAGAAAAAAAGAAAAGGATTGAAAGAGAATCCTAAGTATACAAGGTGTAGACTTGCAAAAATTGTAAAGACTAAAAGTGGTGTATCTGCTTGTATTTACAGAGGTGGTAATCAAACCTATGAATTGGTAGTGGAAAACAAATGTCCACGAAATCTTTTATGTAAATACAACCCATGGCAGAAAGAACCAAATATTGATGACATTGTAGATTCTCTTAACAATGCAATGAAAAAGAAGAAATAGTTACTCGTATGCTAACATACCAGTACCATTAGGTCTATCTTTATTTTCATGACTTAAAGGCATTACAGTTGTTGATGTAGAATTATTATTAACTACACTTGCATCTGTAACTGTGTTCATATTAGGTGGGCCACCTTGAGTATTTTGTTCTTTCATGTTGTTATTCATGTTTGCAAGTTGTTCTCGTAACTTTGCAATCTCATCACCAACAAATTGACTTCTTTCTAATGTTTTAACTCCAGTAGTATCTAAACCCATACGTCTGAGTTTTGCCATCTCACGATTATTAACACCACCTTTTGCAATTGCATCTAATCTATCAATTTGTTGTTGTATTTTATTTTTTCTTTTCTCAACTTCAGTTAAACCTTTTTCTTCTTCATCA